ATCACTAGACTTACTCTTGCCAAACCAGTCACGCAGAGAAGAATCACCACTTTTCGATTCACTTACTCCTCCACCATTACCATTTCCATTGGAACCATTCCCATTACCATTACCATTTCCGTTGCCGTTACCATTTTTCTTAGTATCGTCAACAGAGTGTCCAGTTTCTTTACGAAGATAACCAGAACGACCTACCATTTTATAACCCTTGGGAATGGATTTACACTTTTCATCAGTGTAGCAATAGTATTGTCCCTCTGGACAGCGGCCATTCTTAGACATTCAATTAAAAAGAGTATCTACTCCTTGTTATTTATCAACAATACTCTCTTTAAAATTTGAAAAAGTTTTTCTTACTCTTTCTTGGGGATTATCCATTCGATTTACAAACATTTTAGATGCTGATACCATAGCGTCAATCGATGGTCCATCACCTTGACTGTTGTCTAATGATAACTTCAATACTGGATATACATCAGAGAACCTCCACTTTGCTTCGCCAGATTCTCCAGGTGTTTGATAATCTTGAGTTAAATCGTCTTCATCGGAAGGAAAAAGTTTCTTATCAAATCCTGCAACAGTTTGACCCCCATCATTGGTGTATCCACCATTACCTACACTATTAGTTGGTTGCTCTTCTAAAAATTTTTTTAAACTTTTCATACTTGTAATGCACTAAAGATAACTTTAAAAGTAGTTTCTGACGAGAATGTTGGATGCCCAATTAATCTAAGTGCTCCACTACTAATATCTGATGAGAATGTAGCAACTCCAATTGGTTGATTGATAGTTCCATATTCTGTCATATATGTGATAGTTCCATCATGGATAACATTGACAGTTGTCATATTATAATTACTTCCTCTTGTAACCTGAACTTGATAGTTTGCAGATCTATATGTAGATGCACTTATAGACATAACTACAGCAGCACTAGTGCTGGTTGTAGTAAGAATACCTGATTGTATATCTCCCGCGATTAATTCAAGATTAGTAGCAGATACTGGTGCAAAAGTAAACTCTTGAGCAGAAGCATCATACCTTAAAAATCTACCATCACCAACATTACTAGCATCAACATCAGTTAAATCTACAAGTTTGCTTTCTCCACTAATGGAGGTACTTGCAATACCAACCCATTTTGCCCCATTGTAAATGAGTAACTGATTAGTTCCTGTGGTTTGATCAAAAGTAACATCATCCAGATCTTTAATAAATCCAGCACCACCTCCACCAATGGTAGCAATTTGCTGTTGAATTCTGTTTATGAATAGTTTATAGTGGCTTTGTAACTGATCGATGGTTACAAAATTTTGATCTAAAGGAGTTAATGGATCTGCTGAATTTTTTGTTGATGCATCTCCTGGTAGAGTTGGATTATCTTCTTTTAATAATGCTTTTTCATTAAACTCTGTAAGAATTTTTTCAATATAAACTACTTTTTCTGATAAAGATTTATTTTTCTCTTCAATAGAATTAATTTGAAGTCTCTCTATAACATCTTTTACTTCTTCTTTAATACTCTCAATATTTTCATTTTGTTTTTTAATATGCTTTTCATTAACAACCAAATTAAGTTCTAAATCTTTAATCTGGTTGGACATATTTTCTTCAAATTCACCTACTTCATTTTTTAGTACATCATAATATTTTGTTGTACTAATATCTAAAACATTTTGAAGTTCTCGGACATCTTCTGCAAGGGTCTCTTCAAAGAATGAAAATTTGTTTGAGAACTTAATAAGTTCTCCAGAGTATTCTTCTAACTTTTTGTTTTCATGAATTTCTCTATCTTTAAAATCCTTATAGAGAGCCATGTAGACATCAGATATATCTCCAATTCTTTGTTTGGAATCATCAATTGTTAATTGCAATTCTCTAATTTTTTCTTCAACTAAAGAATCGATATCAGAAGTTTTTTCTATGACATCTTCAGACAAAAGTTCAACTCTTTCCTTTAAGGATTGAACTTGCTCTAGTACATTGTTTTCTAATTCCTTTACTTCTTTCTCAGATTTAAGTTTAGTTTCTACTAGTAAATTACTATATTTTGGAATTTCATTTTCGGTGAATTCTTTCACCATTAAATTTAATTTTTCAATTGCATCATCATAAGCAGAAACTCTTTGCTCAGTCTTTAGTTCAGTTTCTGCAAAAAGTTTTTTGTACTTTGGAAACTCTTCATTAACAAGATTACTTACAGTCTCATTGACATCTTTTGTTGTTCGCTTTAAGTCTCTTTTTAAGTCTGATACTATATTTTCATTAACTGTCTCAACATCTGCAAATACAGTGTTTACTTCTCTATTAACATCTTCTCTAATACCATCAAGGTCTTCTTCTACTAGACCCTTAAAATTTGAAAATCTAGCATCAAATCTAATTTCGGATTCTGATACTAATTTTTTATAACTTGGAATATCAACATCTACAAAATTTTCTACAGTTTGGGAAAGGTTTGTAAAATCCTCCTTTATTTTGTCAATGGTGTCACCATTAACACTCTTTATTCTTCCTTCAATTTTTTTGATTGACTCTTCAACAAAAAGAAGATGAGCAACCATTGCTTCATCTAAATCATCTTTATTGATCAGTCCTCTAATATCTTCTTTTACTTCTGATATTTCTTTGGAAATACTCTCAACCTTATCAACATTCTCCTTAAAGTTTTCAACTGTAAGCGAAAAGTCCGATATTGATTGTATATGATTTAAGTTAGTTTTAAAAGCACTAAAAGCCTCAGATACTGTTTCAATTTTTTCCAAAGAAACATTATCCTTGATCTTGTCAAAGTCGTTCTTATTCTTACCAAAAAAATCTGCAGGCTTCTTTAATGCCACGTTTAATATAACTCCGTCTCTATTATTTATTCTCTTCTTTTGCCCCCTGTTTTAGCATCTTCGCAAGTTCTGCAGTAGATCCAACAAAGAGTGCATTATTAACAGTAGAGGGCCCGCGAGATTGTTTTTCTTCTTCAACATCCTTCAGTTTTTTCTGAAGATCCATTAACTTATCTGTGGCATCGGCAACGTTTTTAATTAATTGACCTGCAACTTCATATGCTCTAGGCATTTCGCTTTCTTGTGCAAGTTCTAAAATCCCATTGATTGCTTCTTGTCCCTTTTCAATTATGCTGTAAAGATTTCCCCGTGTATAATTATAATCTTTTTTAATATCATCTGAGGTTTCTTTTACTTTTTCAATTTCAGCACTAATAACCTCAGATTGTACAATGTCTCCTTTGACATTGAATTCAGTATTTAAAGTATCAAATTTGCTTGTCATGTTATTGTTCCACTAAATCCAAAATCATCACCTTCTGCAATCAATACATTATCGGCAGCGTTGATAACATGTACCTCTGCTCCTCTAAGATGTTCGGTTGCGGTTGTTTTATCTTGTGCTCTTTTAACAGTAATTTTATTACCAGTAATAGATGAGATGAAGAGTTCTTCATCATCAATAGTAATATAAGATTTGGCGGTTAAACCACTTACGCTTTCAACTTCAATTATTTTATTAGTCTTGGCAATATCCTCAGATACAGTGGTGGCAGCATCTCCAGTATAATTTTTAATTGCTCTTGGAACGGAAGAGTAACTAAGTTCTCTTGTTGCATTCGATATATCTGTTCCAGTAAGATAACTGATAGTAGATTTCTTGATAATATCCTTGGTTGCAGAGGTAGCAGGACCAAACAGATATGTTTTTGCAGTAAATCTTAAGGTATAAAGAAGAACTCTTCTTGTTGTAAAATCTCCATCATAATCATCTTGCATGGTGATATTCTCAAGAATTACTGGAATATCACGTTTCTCCTGTATTGAATCAACTAATTCAACAGTTAAATTATATGCTGGTTGAAAGTATGGTAAAATTTGTTCAACAATTTGTAGAGCATCATCATTTAATTTTGTCATAATACTCAATTCAAATTGCATATTATACGGAACTGGCATGTATATTTTTTTAGACTCAGATCCATCATCTGGGTCTTTTACGGTATATTGTTGTGTTGTTGTTACTTTTCTTGCAGAATCATAAGTCATTCCAGTAAACTCAAATGCCATTCTTGGCAATGTAATCGCAGTCGCTTTATTGAGATCTGCCTGCTGTTCAAGTCTTGCAAGAAATTTTTGAGTTGGTCCATAAGACAAAGGAACCCTGATAGTGTTGATTACATTATCAGAAGAATTAGTTTGTTTGACTGTTAATGAATTAAAAAGAGTACCGAAAGATACAATGGTTCTCCTCAAAATTTCGTTATAAAAATATTCAAACATTGTTTGTCCTTATGAAATTGCGATATACTAAGAGTGTTATTATTTATGGCATCCCAAATGGGTTTTGCTCACTAAAGTCTAAAATAGAATCTGCTTCAACTTCTATATTAATATTATCTGCAAAACCATCATCAGATGGATTAATGTTAAGAGATCTAAGCTCATGTGAGGCACCTGATGTAGATCCCGTAATAGTTTCTCCTGGAATAAATTCTCCAGTTACAGATGCAACTTCTAGGATACTATCATCAGAATTCCAAACCCTAACTGTTGCAGTAGAAGTACTTACAGATCCAGTAATAGTTTCATTAAAGATAAAGTTTCCAGATCCAGATCCCTCTGCTGCGGAAATAGTTATTTCTGGTTCTATTACGTACCCATAACCAGAATCAAGAATATTTACATGTGATATTGTTCCAGCAGTACTTACTGTTGCTATACCTATAGCAGTAGAAATACCAGCAATCTGCTCAATATAATTTTTCTCAGATACTTCGTTAGAAATAGTTATCGTAGGAGCTGACAAATATCCACCACCACCAAAAGTAACTGCAATTCCAGTTACAATACCACAATTTTCTCTACCAAATTCAAACACTGAAGTTGCAATACCAACATTTGTGGCAGACTTTGACATTATTAGCGAATTAGATCCAATAAGTTGAACAAATATATCTGCAGGTATAAAGTTATATGGTTTATTATATCCAACACTAAGTCTTACTCTGTCTCCTACAATAATATTAGTTGTAGTAATTCCTGTAATAACACTAGATCCTATGCCAACAGTTCCTCCAGTCGTAACTGATGTAGATCTAATAGTTGCAATTCCAAGTGCTCTAAACTGCTCATCAGCGCCTCCAGATCCTGCTATAGTGACTGTTGGAGTAGTTAAGTATCCAAATCCACTATTACCTATACTTATAGTGTTTACAGTTCCTGCAACAGATACTGTTACTGTAGCAGTTGCTTGTACTGGTGATGGACTTCCACTGAAAGATATAGAAGGTGCTACTGTATATCCAAGACCAATAGTTGCTCCAGTACCAACGCACCATGGATCTGTAGTGCTGTTAAATCCAACTGATGTAATAATACCAGTTATTGGATGAATTGTTGCGATACCAACAGCAACTTTAATTGGGGCATCCATGACTCCAGACGTGGAAATTGCAACCGTAGGTGCAGTTGTATATGCTCTACCAGTAGTGCTAAATGCAACAGAACTTGGATTTACAGAAGAACCAGCAATTCCTATAGTTGCAGCTGCAACACTTACTCCTGGATGGGAGATTGCTACAGTTGGAGCACTTGTATAGAATTTACCTCCAGTAGTAATTGCAAGAGTTTCTACTGTACCTCCAGTTTGTGCTAATTGATCTAAAATTGCGGATGCTCCTGCAGCGTTTCCTGTACCTGTAGGTAGTGCAAACGTAATTGTCGGTGCTGTTTTGTAGAATACACCACCAGTTGTTCCTCCTGGGAACAGAAATTCTGATGCACCAATACTTACAGTTGCAGAAACAACACTAACACCACCACCAACTATGGGAGAATCTAAGGTTGATGTTGCATTTGCACCAACGTGTTTTGGTCCAGATATTGTAACTGTTGGTGCAGTTGTATATCCAGATCCTCCTGAAGTTAGTGTAACTATTCCAACACCACCCGTTGTCGCAATACCAACCGTTGCACCAGCACCAGCACCACTACTTGAAATAAATCTAACACCTGGTGGGTTTGTATATCCGCTGCCAGAATTTAAAATTTGAACCTGTTGGACTGATCTTGCTCCTGGATTAGCACTTTGATTGCAGACATTAATTCCCCCAATCATAACAGCAGTTGCGATACCAGTAGTCCCACCTGCAGGGGCAGACGATATTGCTACTCTTGGTGGGGAAAGATATCCACCACCTCTATTGATCAATCTAATAAATCTAATAGCACCATTTAAAATACCAGCAATTCCAGTTGCAGTAGCGGCCGCTCCAACCAAAGTAAGTCTTTGGGTAGATCCAATAATTGTGGATATTCCATCCTCATTTAATCCGTCAGATTCTCCACCAGTTAAAATATCATCAATATCTTCTATACCAGTGTCAATGACTTCATCGCCATATCTGAAGAGTTCACATCTCAGCTCATAAACATAATTTTTTTGTAGTTGATAAAATGGCTTTTCGTGTTCAACAAATTTAATTTCAAATAAACGATCCCCTAGAGGAAAATAAATTAAGTCTCCTTCTTTTGGTCTCGTGGATAATTTTACATTTTCCTCATTCTTCATTAAAGGAGAAATATAGTTCTCAAATCTCTCCTTTGAAATAACTAAATTTAATTCCTGCTCTTGTTGGATACCAAATTTTGATAGTATTGTGGTATTGTCATTATACCCTTCAAAGTTGTCTATGTACGCTTCTATTGGATATGCGTCATCAAATTTTGATTGTATTACTTCTCTAATAATGGTGTTTTCAGTTAAATATTTTCTTGGAAGATAATGTACTTCTACACCATACATCCTCAACTGTTCATTGATAAGATCTTGAATTAAATTTTGCTCAGATCTGGCCCCTTGTTGGAAATATGGATTAAGCATATGATTAACCGATCATGTCCAATGGTGGAAGTTCATAGGTGTTGGACATAACTTCTCTAATTGCATCTAGCTCCTTTTGAGCATCATCGTATATTTGTCTACCATTTAATTCTATACCACCTGGAAGTTTTACTCCTTGGAACTTCAGGAGGTTTTGTCCCCACTGCCTTTTGATAAGTTGAGTTACATATCTCTTAAGAAATGAATCATTCCAAACTCTACTAAAATCATTTGGATCTAAAAGTCTATAGCAATCAAGAATAAGATAATCATCTTTAGATACTTCTCCCCAATCAACATCTAAGTAAAGTCTATCTTGTCTTTGATTAAATCTTATCTGCTTCTCTGTATTTAATACAAAGTCTATATCTTCAAGATATCTTTTTGTCATTGCATATGATAATATTTCAGTTGAACTAAAATTATACATGTCATTCAAAAACATTTGATATTTTATACTGAACATATTATTAGTCACTGTTTGTGACCCGTCATATCTAAATATTTTGTTTATTCCAATAACTTGTGGAGGAACTTGTACATAATTACTATTTTCCTCAAAAGAAAAAGTTACGGATGCACCATCTATAGTTGAAGATGCAGTTGTAGTGACTAGTCCTACAGGATTACTCCCTCCTCTTCCTTGTCCTCTATCAACATCTCCTTGTGTAATTTTATACTTTAAATATGTTTGAACAACACCGTCAAAATGTCTTTCATGAAAATATTGCAAAGCATCGTCTATTAGATCATCAATTTGCTCATCAGCAACGTTGATTTCTAAAACTGGTGCCCCCAGTTGTCTTTTACAGTAGTTTATTAGGTCCGACCTACTTGCTGGTTGAGCCATATACGCACTAATTCCTTAATTGTATTTAGGTTTAAGAAGAAATAGTATTATAGACATTTGCATTTCCCCGAACCAAAGGATAAGTTGATGACCCAACAGTTACCAAAACGTCATAAACATACCTACCTTCAGTTAAATTGCTGGTTTGAGTATCTGTTAATGAAAGTTTCATAACTCCACCAAATGCACTAGTTATTCCAACTGAGAATGAAACTGTAGATCCAAGAGTAGCACCAACAGCAACACTTTTTGCTATTGCACTTGCACCAGAATATCCTGTTAAATTAAAATCAGTGTTTGAGGTTGTCTTTACATTAAAAATGGTTGAAAAATCTGTTCCACCATAAATGCTTAGATTTGCCCCATACGGAACTCCAGAATCAGGATCAAAAGTTACGTTCTTAGATGCCATTTGGTATACCTATTGCATGCATAGTTTCCTGTTGTTTATAGTAAAGTTTGCAGAAACACTTAGCAATATTTCTAAGTTCTTCCCTATCATCACAACTATCTATTTGACCAGATATTTTTGTATATTCAAAACTCTTAGTTAAATTATCTAAACTTATATCATTTGGATCCATTGATCAACTCCTTTAGTAGTGATTTAATTTCTGTAATGTCCTCTTTAAGATTAGCAACTTCTTCTTCAATAGTCTGTACTTTTTGATGTTCTTTATTTTTTACTTTACGTCTTTGAACGTATTTTTCATGATCTAAAGAGTTTAGATTCAATATGGCACCTGTATGCGGATCCCTTACGAGATCCACATAATCTTTTACTTTATGCATTATGCTAGGGCAATAACTCTTAGGTTTCTGGCTCTTGGTACATATGTTTGATTTGTACCCGTCAACAGAATTTTAACTCTGTAAACTTTAAATGAGGGTAGTTCGTCAATACTAAATGTGTGTTCTTTAAATTCAATAGAACCACTATCAAAACCATACGTGGGGGTCTTAGATACGAATGAATCCGATTCGCCGTTATTATTGGCAATATCAATAATTTGACCTTTAGAATCAAGGTTCTTATATCCTGGGAAAGGAATAAAGATTGGATCAAATCCGTCTTTATTACTAATAGCATACAATACTCTAGCATCACAGAAATCATTGACGTGAGCATCAAAGATAACTTTTAAAGAAGTTGCTGCATTTTCCAGTTTAATTTCTTTGGAAATATACTGACAAGCAGTTGGATCTGTCAAAATTCCTTTAACTCTAGCATCATTTGCAATATCAGTAATTTGACTATCAATTCTATTGGAAGAGAGAATAGTACTCACTCTTTGACCATCAATTACTGGAGAAATATAGGAATCTGTAGTTACCATATTAACTCTCATTTGCATAGATTTAGCACCTTCAATGTTTGTCAACTTAGCATCTTCATTAACCTTAGAACAAATTAATCTTGTACTGCTAAGATAATTTGGCGTATTTGGAACAATTGGTTCAAACCCAGCATCAAGATAAGCAATCTCGTTGCCGCTTAAACTTTGACCAGTTACTGTTCTAACTTCCGCGCTAATAGAAGTTCCTCTTGTAGTAACATTTTGAATGATTGGAGTGATAATTTCAAATGGCATGTTTTGGGTTGCCTTAACATTTTGTCCTCCAGTAGATCCAGTAATTCCCATATAAAGTTTAGGGAATCCAAGTACATCATCACTTCTATCATCATTATTAACGTTAAATTTCTCAGACATATCAAGTTTGACGTTATAGGAGTCGAAGGTAATCGAACTTCCTATAGAAACGTCGCTTAAAGTATGAGTTTTATTAATCCTATGGAGGCAAACTCCACCAAGTTCATATTTGTAGACCGGAGTTCCAGTGGAATAAGTAATTGGATTACTTCCTCTGGAAATACTACCACCAATAGTATTTCCATCTACACTACTATATTCAATGACTTCCTCTCCAATTAAGAGATATCCTCTATTTGTAGATCCAACACTGACATTTTCAAAGTTAGAGAATGCTGTTGCACTTTCAACAGAAAGTCCTGATGTGGAATTTGAAGAATATGCACTAGTCAATTTGGTTGGTTTAACATCTGGAAGAACTCCAGAAACAATTACTCTATTATCGGTAAAGTACATTCCATGATTTTGATGGTTAACCTTGATATGAAGTCCATCAGTAATTTCGTTAATTGTGGAAATTTGAACATTTCCACCTGGTGCCGCAGGTAAGTTGTTATTCAAAGTTTGAGCAATACCCACACTATTAAAGTAATTTAACTGTGGACCACTGATAGTGAAATCTCCCTGAACATTATCTAGAATCAGTTCACTAGTTTTACCAATTCCAGAAACAGTAAGTCTTACATTTCTACCAACAGATCCAGCACCAATAGTATTAATCCCGACAACATCACCAGTTTGATATCCATTACCACCAGATCCAGTGATGGTTGCGGAAGTAACTTGGCCATTAGTGACGGCAACAGTTGCTTGAGCACCTCTACCACTCCCGGATAATGTTACTAGATTGACTCCAGTAAATGTATGAGATCCATCAGTTGGTGTTAAACCAATACCAGCATTAGAGATTGCCAATGATGTTCTTGGAATAGTTCCAGCAACACCAATTAGAGTACCTGTAGCATTTGTTTTGTTAACATGACTTGCTCCCTGGAAGAAAGTATTGCCAAGTTGATATCCAGAATCTTGTACAGTAGTTCCAAGTCCGACTCTAATAGTTCTGGAAGAAACTTCAAGACAATCAGGTTGAAGAACAGGTATTTGTCTATTACCTTCACTTAACTTTGGACTATAGAAATCAATAGTACCAGACTCAAGGAAATCTGCTCTATACATGACAAATTTAAGATCTTCCCACTGACTTGCTTCCCATGTAGAAGCATTCTGAGACTTAAATAGTGATCCTAGATATGGTTGGTTTGAGATAAACGCATCAGTTAGAAGATCATTTTCACCAATTCTAGAAATATAAACACTATACTTGGTGGAGTTTGACGCTAAAGCAATTGCATACTCTGATCCTCCTTCCAAGAACACAGGAGCTTTAAATTGAATTGTTGTTGCCACTGATCCATCATTAGAAGTTTCAATATCTGCGGGATCAAGAACAATCTCAGAGAATGGGAGAATTTTCTGTGTTGGGAAACCATTTTGCATGGTTCTAAGTTGGAAGACACATGGAATATCCATATCATCTTTTGTTCTAAAGTAAATATCACACTTAGTGACAAATACTCCAGATTCTTCCTCAACTAAGAATGATTGTGCAAGTGGATCATACCAACCAACGGTATTCTCTGTGCTTGTTTGACCTACAACCTGAGATCCAACAACCTGAGTTCCAAGATTTGTATTTACATTTCTTTCTTGGAATTCTTGTCTTCTTTCGATCCTAGCATTTCTAACTGAGATGATATTTTCCTGAACTGTTTCAAGTGTTCCCGAGGCAGCAAATGCTTCTTCGGCAATTGTTGTTGCAACATCTGGATCATTATCCTCATCATTAGTAATAGTGAAAGTTTTAGTTCCTGTTTCAAATCTTGGGTGATTGACTGAGTTAGGGTTTGGAATGAAGAAACTACCTATTAGATTTGCAGCAAGATCTGATACAAGTCTATGTCCTGTTATGACTGCTTCTGCGCCACTTGTGGTGCCTTTTAGAATCATTTCCTCAGCAATACGACCAGAATATTCACCTTGAGCTTCATTTGATAATGAGAATGTATCAATATTCAAGATCGTTGATGTTGCAGAATATACTGCAGATAGAGATGTTCCGTTATAAGGGTCTTCTCTAAACACTTGATCGGGTGCGTTATATTCACCTTCTCTATGATTTGATTGAGCAACTCTAAAGGTAATTTTTGCTTCTTCTCCGATCAATTGTCTTGTGACAGGTCCAAGTCCTGGTCTAGACATTCTACCAATAACAGTTTCGCCAATCTGGAATGATCCAGATGTCATTGAAATTTCAAGGAGTTTTGGAACACAATACTTGTCAACTTGTTCTCCATCGAAAAATGCATGCATTCTCGTAAGAGGTTTCATTTTCTTAGAAACAAATTCAACATTTCTTGATCTCATAAACGGAATCAGATCTCTACTTACAGTTCTGTCTCCTACAGATTCACGATCAAACTGTTCATGAACAAATAGTTGAGAACCAGTTCTTGATTGTTGATCAGTTCTAATTGTCTCTCTAACAGTGTCCTCAACGGTTGTTGTGGTTGTATCTTCGACCCATCTTGCTACGCCGCTACCACCATTGATCCAACCACCAACGCCTCTTCTACCACCACTACTTGTTGTTGTTCTTCTTGTGGTTGTATCATTAAATTCAAATCCAGTCCAATTAGTTTCCCACGAATTCCAAATAACAGGAGCAAATCCAGTTTGGGGATCAAGACCCTCTGTTTGCTCAAGAAGTGCAACTTGAGAAGCATAATCACCTTCAACATCAATGACCTTAGGTTCAATTCTTACAGTGTCTACCCAAGTGTCAGATGCAGGGTTCAATTCCATTGTTCCCTGCCAAAAACTAATTAAGAATGGCGTTACACTTTCTGTTCTAGTTGCAAACGGTTGATTAATATACTCAACTTCACTATAATCAAGAGTAATGACATCGTTTGCTTTTCTTATATTATTTCCCTCAACAACTGCAAAATTTAGGTCTGCTGTTGGATCGACATTTACGACTGGTCCAAAAATGAGATCAATAGAGTTTGTATAATGTCTTGGTCTTATTTCTTTGTGAGCCCTATCAATACTATTCTTGATTGGTGCGCTTGTTTCTTGAGCATTAAATCCAGTAAAATTGTCAACAAAGAAACCAGATTTAAATCTATTCAATCCCTCGCCATCTGGAACAAACAGATTTGCTGTATTTGCTTCAAGTAAAGATAAAGATGTATAATATTCAAGACTTGAGATTCTATTCTCAAGTTTCTTAATATCCCGCATCTGATATCTCTTATGCTCCAAGAATCTTAAAGATGCCTGACTGACTTTATAGAGATATGGTGGAAGAGTAACTGTAGCAACTTCCAAAGCATTATCAATTGGATTTGGAGGTTGTGGAATTTCTGATGGGGTCCCATATAAAATTTGGAACTTACCTTTCTTATCTAAGAAAACTCTATCAATTCTTCCAAGATAATGACTAAATGTTGTTAAGATTGCTTCATCAGATGCTAAAGCATTTGATGCCGAATTTCCATCAGCATTAAATGATCTTCCAAAAAATTCAAGAGGAGATCTTACTCCTTCAGCAACCGTATATTCAGAAACTCTTGGCCTAATGTCAATTATATCGGTATTAGCATCACCATTTATACCTTTAATTTCTGTACTATAATTAAAGTTTTTGTAAGATTCTACAGTAGTGAGGTCTCCATTATCAGTTGAATCAAAAGATGCACTCTTGTAATAAATTTTCAGTTTCTTAGCAGGAGCAGATTTATTCTCTTTTCTTAGAATTCTTCCCTGGTCATAGAAGGTATCCTCTTGACCAGTTCTAAATTTATAGTTTTCGGAAATATCAAAACTATCAGAGGTAATAACGGATACAATTGCTTGAATTGCCGTCTCTTGGAAAATTACAGTTTCTCCTTCAACAAATTTACTATCGTTTTTGGATATATATGAAATTTGTGCAGATGTAAGGGTTTCTGCAATAATTCCATTTGCTCCAGATGTTTGTCCTATAAAAGATTCTCCAACTGTTAGTTCCCCAGTTGTAGTTGATGTACTATTAATATTAATTAAAGAAATTTTTGGTGCTGTGGCATTGTTAGTATCAGAAGATTCAAAAACACCATGAACATCAATGACATCTGGAACATTTAGAGAAATAGTAGCATCTTGAACTCTGGTTCCATATGGATAATTACCACCACCATAGACCAATCCATCATTTAAGGTTGTTGATCCAATACCAGAAGATGCACTATTTGATTTATCAACAATAATAGATTTAACTCTATTTTTAATTTTAATTTTTGATGTAGGTTTAATCTTCTTTAATGAAACAATTAAAGAAGCACCTGTATCATTAGACCCAAGACCAAAGATGTTTAGTGCTGTCCCCCCACTGGCAATAGTGAGTTTATCAGCAGACAATGCTTCAGTTGTACCATCTGATCTAATCAGAGCATATCTTTCTTCGTCAAATGGTAAGAATGTTTCATTTGGACCTGCAGATATATTAGAAGAGAGTTGACCACTAGCAATATCAACACTCAGGACTTTTCTTATAGTTAAACTTGCATTAGTAAAATCTACAGACTCAATATCAGTTCTTGGTAATCTAGTATAAAGAGTACTATCAGAAGAAGGATCAAGTTTTGTAGTTACAAGTTTGAGATCACTTACATTAAGGCTTACAGTTGGAAGAGCACCAAATGCAATTCCAGGTACGTTAGTTACTGCAGTAATTCCAATACTGTCAATTCCAACATTTGAAACTCTTGCAAGTGAAACATCAGTTAATGTTAAATTTGTATTAGTGTATTCTACAAGGTCACCAACTTTAAATAATCCAGGAAGGGCATTACTAGTGCTTCTTATTGTACTTACACCACTAGACGCAGGGGATATAGTTGCGACACCAACTCTAATTATTGGAGTCTGAACAACATCAGCAGCAAAAGTGGAGACACCGGTCAATCTAGCATTACTTCCAAAAACAGATTTTACATCCGATAATGTATAAGATGTTACTGCTGTAGCAATTCTGCCGTCATTAATACCATTAAATACTAAAGGTTCATTTGTGATAAAATCTCCCTCAACTTCATAGACTGATACTGCATTTGAGTTTGAAATTGCATCCTTAAGGAATGCAGTTGCACCACTCCTACTACCTTGTACAAAAGTAGGAACAGATAGGCTTGTTGCTTGATTGAGAACTAAATCTACTGTTGTTTGAACGTCAAACAACGAAAGGTTCCACTCATTAAGGGTGTCATTGGATGTGTTGTAAGATCCAGATTCTAATCTGTAATCATATACTCTAGCAACACCAATCTCTCTGCCTGCTGGTGCGGGAGTACCACCAGTTCCATCTGTTGCAAGACCAACTCTTTGATCTCTTAAACTAAGAATATATGTATTACCAACTCCAACATCAGGTGATCTCCAAGTTCTATTAACTCTTAAAGTTGGACCAGTATTATAAATTATTGATTGATCTTCAATAGTTGCAGTTGTTCTTGGCTTAGGAACATCAATAAAAGTTACACTACTAATATCAATATCATAACCCCGTACAAATGCTCTACCTGGAGAGAATTTGTACAACATGAGGTCATCAGATGGAGTTTGTCCTCCAAAAGTTAATTGACCTGCGTTATATATTCCTCTATTTCCAACTCCGTTGTTAAGTGATTCATGTACAGATAAATCAAATGCCTTTACATAATAATCGCCAGATTCTGCATATGTTCTACTTGCAAGAATATCTGTCCAGTCTTTATATCCTACTCCTCCACCAAGATCTCCTCTTTTGGTTTGAGATTTGATATTTCCTGATTCAATAATAGATAATTCAATAAATTGATCATCATTATAGTCAGTTAGTGGTTTTTTAAATAAACTTAAAGAAATCTTAAGTCTATCTGCACCTGGTGCCGAATAATTATTAAATCCTTGAGAATTATCATTTAATGAGTCATCTTCATCAGCATTTACAATTTGTTCGTTTACGAATAGACCAACTCTATAATTAGGACTATCTCCATACTGATCAAGAATTAAAGTTTCTGTGTTAACATTGGCAAAATGTCCATGAACAAAATATACTCCCTCTTGAATTTGGAAAGCAGATCCAGTAGCAGATGCTTCGTCAGGGATTGTTGTTGCAAAAGGAGCTCCAATAGAAATAGTGGTGTTCCCAAGAAGACCAGAAGAGATAATTTGATTACAGGTTAAATTTTCACCATCAGAGAAAGTTTGAGTTGCATTATTTGTGGTACTTGAATTTAAATAATTAATATAAAGAGTAAGATTTCCTCTCTCAGAATTTTCTGGTAGAAGAACTTTATCTACAACAGCACTTACTCCAGAAGATTCACCTATAATTTTAGTTCCAACTAATTGTTCAGCGTATGCTGCTACAGGAACTCCCAGATAAGTATTTTGTAATTGAATACAATAATATAATTGAGTATACCCGGTATTACCAGGAATTACTTTTGCACCTTCTTTAAAAAAATGCTGCCCAAATTTTTCAATTTGATTTTGGAGAATCGATTGTAAAGTAGTTAATTCTCTTGCCTGAACTGGATATCCAGGTTTAAATAACACCTTATGGTAGTCATCTACCGGATCAAAGTCATCAAAATATGGTGCTACATTGAGGTTCGTTTGCTGTGGCATAATTCTTTAGAACTGCAAAATAATTTTGATATCTTCTTTTTGGTTAGATGATCTAGTAATTGAAGGTCTGTTATCAACGTAAATAATATTTCCTGCATGTTTTTTAAC